ATGAAGATATTTGAAGCAGACTCGTTAATTTCAGCAGCGGAAAAGCGGGCGAAAGAATACGATCAGGTCAGGGAACAATTTATCAATCTCAGAAAAGCATTTCAAGGAATGGCTGATCTAGATGACAGTGAGTTTTCAGGTAAAGGCGCCGACAACATTAAAGCTTTTTTCCAAGATCACGCTGGTGTCACAGACAGCTGGCTTGATCTGATCGATATGAAGATTGCTTTTCTTAACAGTATTTCAGGAATAGTAGCTGATGCCGGATTGGCCGATTCGTTTGTGGAAGAGTCATTTTTAGAACATGAGCTGATTCATGCGAAGAATAAATCAAAAGCTATCATGCAGGAGCAGCGCAATGAAATGAAAGGTATCCTTGATGAAATCAGCGATATCATTCATCTTGATGTTTTCTCTACAGAAGATGTCAATCAAAAGCTGGATTCAGCAGACAAGAAACGGGACGACACTGTACATAAGCTCGGAAAGCTTGATCACAATCTAACGAAAGAATACGCAGAAACCGAGACGAATGAACATTTCATTAAGGCAGATTTTCAGCAGCTTCAAAACGCAACAGGCCAAGGAAAAAACGCCACGCCGCTTCATTACAATGCCAAGGCATACAGGGAAAGCGACATACACAAGAAAAAAGGCGAAATTGCAAGACATTCAGATGCTTATTTGACGATTAAAAAAGAAGAAGCGAAAGAGCGGGAAATAAAGGATTTGAATAAAAAGCTCGCTGATGAAGTAACTGATCCTGATGAATACTTGGAGATTGCGAAGAAGATCGGTTACGAGAACCTTGAACCTTCCCAACAGCAATATGTGATTCAGCTTGAACAAGCACAACAGCTCGAAGAAGTTGGTGAAACCACATGGGAAGTCCTGAAAGGAGTTGGAGTCGGTCTCTACGATGTCGCTAAGGATACTGTGACTGGCGTTAAAGATCTAGCTGTCGGGGCTTGGGAGTTTTCCCAGCTCTCCGAAGAACAAAAATTAGCCAAAACATTTTCAGCTGTATTGAAGACACCTTCCTATGCAAAAATCATATGGACAAACATAGCGGATACATGGAATGATAAAATGGTTAACGGAGATGCATACTCACGATCTCATTATATTACCTATGTGGTCGGGAGCCTTGTTGGACTAAAAGGCGTTGGCTCTGCTGTGAAAGTAACAAGCAAACTTGGGAAAGCCGGTGCTACCAAAGTAGATAAAGTGATTGAAGCTGGAGAAAAAGCAGCTACTAGACATGTAAACAAAGGGATTACCGTAGGGAAAAACTACATAAATTCTTTATCTAGAAATAAAGATGATCTAGCACTTGTAGGTATAGCACAAGATATTGAGAATACCCATAATGTAAAGAATACGTCTATATTAAAAAAAGCAATACAATCCAAACATGATCAATTTGTTAAAGCTGCACCATACACGTACGAAAACAGCGCGGGCAAAACAACGACTATTAACTTAAGAATGGGTCATTTGAAAAATGATGTCCATCCAGTAACAAAAGTTCCCTATGATAAAGACGGATTTCCAATATTCGAATCAAAACATACACTCACACTTGATAAAGCCGACTTTAAAAAAAGTAGAGACCAGCATTTTGACAAATTAAATAAACAATTATATAAGCAGATTGAAGAAGATCCATCATTGATTAAGAAGCTTGATTTGAACGAAGATGATTTACTTGATCTTCAAGATGGAATAACACCAGAGAAATACACATGGCACCACCATCAAACTCCTGGAAAAATGGAGCTAGTAGATCGAGTCATTCATGCTAAAACTGGTCATACTGGCGGATATAAAATTTGGGGAAAAGATGAGAAATAGGAGGTTAATCAATGCAAAGTATTAAATGGAGAAAACGAAGCACTTTTAAAGAGGCGACAAACAGTCAGATCGAAGAGGTAGAAGAAAAATTAAAAATCAAGTTCCCGACCGATTACAGAGAGTTCATTAAAGACCATAATGGATGCTCTCCTATAGATAAAAAGGTTGTTTCATTCCAAAATTCTCGAGAATCAATAAACAATTTACTGAGTATAGGAGATCCAACTCGACCAATTGATCTCCTTAGTACACTTGATAATGTTAAAGATCGGTTAGTTGATAAGATCATACCTTTTGCTACAGATGCAGGGGGAAACCTCTTTTGTTTTGATTACAGAATGTCTTCTCAAGAACCCGTAATTGTTTTTTGGGATCATGAGATCGCTTATGAAGATAAGAAAAGTTCCCTTAGCTATGTTTGTGATTCATTTACAGAGTTAATGAACAAACTTGAATAGAATGAACTTGCCAAAGATGTGGAAAGCCCTTCTCACAAAGAGATGAGCTCTTTTTTACTTGAATAACGCTTCAATTTTTGCTCTAGTCTTAGGTCCATAAATCCCGTCAGCAGAAAGCCCATGCATTAACTGAAACCACTTATTTAAGATACTGAGAGAAATTGTGACATTTCAAATGCGAATCTAGTCTATTTTTGTCGAAATTCACTAAATAAAAATGATTTCAGTTATTATAGATGTAAATATCTTGATTTAATAGAGGGAGATCATAAATGAATGAATACAAAGAAAATTACTTTAAAACTGCTCAGCCAAGTATCTTAGATAACAAAGGATTACGAAGAGCACAGAAGGATGCCTATATTAAAATTTGCAATCATTTCTTATTGGATAAATCAAAAAATCATGCTGTTGCAATTTTACCCACTGGTGCTGGTAAAACTGGTGTTATGGGCCTAGCCCCGTATGGTATCTCAAGAGGAAGAGTCCTAATTATAACCCCTCAATTAGTTATTAAAGATCACGTCTTAGATTCATTAGACCCTTCGTCTCCAGATAATTTTTGGCTAAAGCACGGAGTCTTTGAAGATTATAGTGACCTTCCAAAAGTTGTTGAATATGATAAAGAAACATTTATGGAGGAACTGGAAGAAAGTAATATAGTCATTCTTAATATTCATAAGCTAAGCACCCGATATCGAAATTCTTTATTAAAAAAAGTTGAAAGTGACTTTTTTGACATGATAATTATTGATGAAGCACATCATTCACCTGCGGAAACTTGGTCAAAAGCTTTAGAATATTTTAAAGACGCAAAAGTTTTAAAAGTTACAGGTACACCCTTCAGAACTGACAGGAAGCAAATTGAAGGACAAGTAATAATGAATTACCGGTTAGGAAAAGCTATGAAGGAAGGGATAGTTAAAACCCTTAAAAATTTTGTGTTAAAACCTGAAAAGGTTTACTTAACATTAAACGGAGACGAATCAAAAAAATACACACTCAAAGAGTTCGAACTTTTAAATATAAAAGAAAAAGACTACATATCAAAAAGTGTTGCTATGTCAAAAGAATGCAATCAACAAATCGTAAATGCAAGTATTGAACAACTTAATGAACGGTTATCAGTTAGTGATGTGCCTCATAAAATAATTGCTGTTTGTTGTAGTATTAAACATGCAGAAAAAGTAAAGTTACTGTATGAGGAATCAAATTTAAGAGTTGTAGTAGTTCATAGCAAACTCCCTAAAAACGAGAAAATAGAAGCATTACGAAAAATAGAAAGTCACCAAACAGATGTAGTAATACATGTTGCTATGTTAGGGGAAGGATATGATCACCCTTATCTTTCGGTTGCAGCTATTTTTAGACCTTATAGAAGCTTAGCTCCATATTCACAATTTATTGGTCGTATTTTACGAAGAATCCCCGATCAAGTAACAGCAAATCCAATTGATAATATTGGTACAGTTGTTGCACATAGGGACCTGGGATTAGATCCCCTTTGGAAAGAATACATGCAAGAAAAAAGATTTTGTGAAGTATTAGAAGCTGTAATAAAGAACGATAAAAAAGAATCAAAATTAATTAACTCCTTCAAAAAAGAAGAAACAGATTTAGGTCAGGTTATTTTTGATGGAGAAATTGATACAGAAGAAGAATATTACGAGTTCACAAGTGCAGCTGAAGCATACGAGGCATACGAAAAAGATATTGAGGAAACAGTTGAAAAACTCAAAAGCATATTCCCAGATAAATCTGAAAAAGAATTGTCAAATTTAGCTCGTAAAGAAAAAGCTGAACCAGAGTTTAATCCTCTCCTTAAAAACCCTAAGAAATACCGAAATGTATTACGAGAAGGATTTAATGAGAAAGTTCAATATGAAATACCTGCACAATTAATACTTGAATTCGATCTTACTAAAGAAGGTATTGAATTTAAAAACCTTCCCCTACAGCGTGTGCATCAATGGACGTTGCAAAAACCTGATAATACTGCAATAATAGCAGCATATTTAAACAGCTTCTTTAAAAACAAATATGGTGAAAGAAAAAATTGGGTGGTAGATGACTATTTAAATGCAAACAAAGATTTGGATGCTCAAATCGAATATTTGAGGATGTTAATAAGAGGAACCTTAAAGAAGGAGAGTTGAAAATTGTTAAATGAGTTAAGAAACCAGTTATGGAAAGCAATGCACCTAAATCCGGTTTGGCCGTCAGACCTTTTAGTCAATGCCAAAGATCCTGATTACGAACAAGTAAGCTTCAAGCAAATAAACGATCATTTAGAAGTCGAACTATTTTTCACAGAAAATGGAGATATTGTCAAGGCTATTTATCTATTCGATGATAATGAATATCTTCAACACGCCTCAATAATAGAGGGAGATTCTCAAAGTACAATTTACGATAGACAAAAGGAAATTGAAACGATTTTAACTAAAATAAAAAAACTAACCACTTCAAATAAGATTACTTCAGCCTAAAACATTTGCCCTTCTTCTAGGAGAAGGGCCTTTTTTTATCTCAATAATGCTTCAATTCTCTCTTTAGTCTTAGATCCATAAATTCCATCAGCAGAAAGCCCATGCATTAACTGGAATCGTCTAATCGCATCTGCTGTTTTCGGACCATACACGCCGTCAATGCCGTTGTTTTTCGATCCTTTATCCGGGTAGAAGTATAGTGCAGCCAGTGCTTTTTGAATTTGTGTTACCTTTTCTCCTCTCATCATTGGGCTCTTCACTTTAAAAATACCGGAAGACAGCGCATATGACGTTTTTTTGTTGCTTGAGTTTGTTGTTTTCTCTTTAGCTGCACTTGTTTTACTCTTGCTTGTTTTCCCACCTAGCGCCTTTAATTCTTTTTCAATGGCAGCCTTAACTTGATTCCATCTTCCCTCTGACAAAATACGGTGCGGGCAATACTTACCGTTCCAATCTTGGTGCTTACGGACACGATCAACGCTCCATCCCCGTTCTTTAAGCAGCTGTGCCACAAACTTAATAGCGAGCTTTTCCGCTGCCTTATATCGTGACCCTCCTGACTCGCTATAACAAATTTCGACACCGATCGACTTACGATTTCCTGGACCGTTTGTTCCATCTCCTGTGTGCCAAGCGTTACGATTTGTTGGAATTCCTTGAATAACTTGTTTATCGTCTACTGCAAAGTGAAAACTTGTTGAGTTTGAATTATTCTTCATATATGAAATTTCATTGGCTGCTGAAGCATCATTCGCAGTGTTGTGAATAGTGATGTATTCGGCTTTCATTGGATTAGGACATTTCAATCCATATTTTGATTTAGAGACTAGATTTTTAACAACTTTGATTGGCATATATCCTCTCTCCTTCTGTCTACATAATAAAAAAGCCACTGGCTTAGCCAGCAGCTTTGTCTGCGTTATTCTTACTCTGTTCTTTTTCATTCTCAATTGCTTGTAATCGATCTGTTATCGTTGAAGGGATTTTAACACCGCTCTGTGCTAAGTTTTCAGTTATTGACAAGCCTTCATTAGCGATATAAAAAAGAACGGTACCAAAGGTTAAGACACCGTTCAAATTTAGGACTGTATCAATAACATTTGCTAAAATGACCGCAAAGAAATTGAGTAGTTTGCGGACATATCCAAACCATGCGCTCCGGCTTCGCAGCTTTTTGAATTTCCATGCCTTGATTACTCCTGTTAAAACGTCAATTATGCTAAGAACTAGAAGTAAATCAAGGTACTTCACTCCTCCAAATAAATATACTCTTGCTAAATCTAATGTTTCAAAATTGATAAACAAACTGGTTTCCTCCATTTCTAATCACCTCCTCCGAGGCAAATAAAAAAGGGACAGCCGGATCTTATGAGACGGCCGTCCCTCTAACTGAAAAGTTTCCATTTGTTAAAGCTGTAAGCTCCATAACAATTTCTTTAAAACCAATAATGTTAAAAGACCAAGCTTCTGATTTCCCTTTTGTGCTAGTGGCAAATGTTCCGTCATCCACTTTCTGCCCTCTAAGGGCTCTTTTTGTTCCAGATAAGGATTTACCCCAGAACTTCAATTCACTTGTCTCAGCCGTCCCATAAACCTCAATGAGTAACGTTTTGAATGGTCCAACGGTGAATGGGTTGCCCTCACCAATGATTTCTGTTCTATCGTGAAAGACAATATCCGTCGTTTTTGATTGAGTGTCCAATGAGCTAAGGTTCAGGCCTTCAGTCTGAACTTTTAAACGACCATCATCAGTTAAGCCGCTTTTATCTAGCTGGACTGAGAACGGAGCAACTGCTGTAATAGGAACAGTGTGGTTAATATTTATATCCTCTTCACCGGCGCCTAGTGACTGGTATAGTAAAAATTCAGATTGTTGCAGGTTACCATTTACGTATCTGAAACGGAAATAGCGTTTAGTTAAATGAACCCATTCAGTCTCGCCAAGTGTATTTGCTTTAACAACCGCCGAAGAGACTGTAGTCCATGAATTCATATCGTTACTTTCTTCAATGAATAAGGTACCTTCACGATCAGAAAAAGCATGTCCTTTTACTTTTGAAATTAAAACAGGACCTAATCGATCTTGACCATATTGTGTGTATACTTCGGTCGCTTTTAAAACTGCGTTTGCCAGCAGCTCTGCATTACCCGAAATAGCAGCCACGGGTACTATAAAATCCCTGTTCCCTTCTCTGTAAGGTTTAGCCGCTCCTGGCTTACCGGTTGCATCTGTTGGAAATTGAAAGCTATATGATGACATGGCAAATCCCTCCTTGATATCGTTGAATTTAGTGGTTGATCAAAATTACATTGTGACCACCCCCTTTATCGCAAAATAAAAAAAGCCTATATGGCTTTACCTGTGATCTCTTTATACTGTTGCGGGGTAATGAGCTTCTTTTCAACGCCCTGCTGTAAATCAGCTGCAGAACAATCGTCGTAATACATTGCCTTTTTCACCATCTCCGGAGTGGCCCATTGATAATATAGTGCCAATACCCAATAATTCATTTTGATTCATCCCTCTCTTCCCATGACATAATGGCGAGCTTTAGTTCCGACAGTTGCCGTCCAAGTGTTTGATTTAATTCTTCAAGCTGTTTACGGGCCAGTTTTTCTTCCGACAGCTTTTGTGCCAGTAATTGAATTTGATCAGGCGGTTCAAATGGCGGATTTTGCTTTAATTCGTCCCACCAAGCTTGCAAATCCGCTTCTGTAGGGATAGGGGCCCGGATATTCCATCGTGCAATGTAAGAGGGGGTGCCATCGCCATTATTCTGAATGATAAAATCTTTAGTCGGATCGGCACCGGGATATTTATAAAGGATTGCTTCACCTATATTCATTTTTTACCTCCTTACGCATCGGGGTAGTTTAAAGCGCCAACCTCTTGGATATCAAAGAAGTTGTAAACTCCATTTTTATCAGTGATACCCCTTTTGACTGTTTCATCTCCGCCATAATTACAGTAGCAGAAGATTTCCACATAATCGCCCTTGTTCATTGGGATAGTGGCTGTTCCGTTTAACCCTACATTCATTTCTTTGCCGTTATCAAAATATCCTCTATAGTGGTCAAGGGTTTTATACTCTTTTCCGTTCAGATACACCTTCAAATGAAAGTTGATATACATAGCGTAATTGATCATATAAAGCCCAACATTCACCAAGTACATTCCATCATTCGGCGCGACAAATCTATTATTTTTAATATCAAAAGCATCATGACTGTCTTTTATTTTTCGATTAAAAGCTATCTTGGTGTGATCAATCTGCTTTAAATATTGAACATCGGACACTCCCACACTTGCGTGAGCAAAACCTGATATCTTTTCCCATTTTGTCCAGCCTGTACTATCCCACCAATGGCGAATCCATGTCCCGATATTCTTCCTCTTTGTTCCATCGCCATTACCATAGAAATACTGAGCAAAGCGCCATTTGTTTAAATTTTCATTTTTAATTAAGCCATAGCCAAGAGGGTAGCCTGTGTCATTGCCCTCATAGATACCCATAAAGGTTATTCCTTCAGGGTAATCAGTGCCTGGTGTTCTTGCATCGACGATCGCTCTTTCATCTCCATCACGAATGCAAATTAAGTTCTCGTTTTTGAAATTGGAATTCACATAATTGACTGCATCAGTCAATGCCTGCTTAGCTTTTTCTTTTGCTCCTTCAGGGGTTTCTTTGTTGTTCCAGTTTTCCCGCTCTACTTTATTGATATGAAGTTCAGCATCATTCACATGAATATCAAAGTCTCGTTTCGAAGCCTGCTGTACATTATCGACGTTCCCCAGCCCAATTTGCGCCTTTGTAGTGTTGTGAGGGTTATTCATGTCATTTTTATGTACAGCTAAATTCTTATGCGCGTCTTGAATACCTTTCTCCCAACGGTTTACATCGCCCTCATTGATAGGATCATCTGGCAGCCAGTCTGTTTTTGCTTCATATGCCATTTGTTACACCACCTCAAAAGTAATCCTGAAATCTAGCGTTCTATTATTACTGACGTCTAAATCTGTTGTTCTTTCCGTAATCACGTTGTTTTGCTCATCAAGGATCTGCACACTCTCAATGTGTTCGATATCTTCTTCTCGTTGAGTAAGCACCGTGACAACGGCACCCTGAATGGTGAGTTCCACAATTTTTGTTTCATTTCCATTCAGCAGCACTTTCGATATTCTATTTTTCAAATCTGCAGCTGTTCGCTCTCTATAAAGCTGTGTAATCATACAAGGACCACCTCGTTATTATTGAGCGTGACGGAATAACCTACCTTTAGCTCACTTGCTTTTCGATACCTTCTGTTATTCAAAATGACAGTATCTTTTATCTGGAGTGGTTCATTCAAAGCAACTCGCAAGGTATATGCCAAATGAGCTGGCTTCATATTCTCCAATGTTTCTATAAGCTCGCTCATATGCTGCATATCATCTATATCAATATCAACATTGAAACGATACTCTCTAGGAAGTAGCCGAACCTGAGCTGACGGATTTTTCAGGAACCGGTTTAATGCCTGTTCAATGGTCTTATATGTTGCGGGCGGTATATTGGACATTTTAGAGATTAGACGCAATCGACGGATCTCATCGGTGTCACCTGATTCCCGCGGTACGTTCAAAATCTTTTCCCATCGTTCAAGCCCCCAGGTTACCGTAGTAACAAACAGCTGATCTGTCAGATCAAAGATGCTGTTATTTTGCTTCTCAAATTCCGGAGCTTCCGCTTTAAGAAGTTCAGTCATTTCCTTTAACTTGGTAAGGAACGGCGGCAGATAAGCAGTCATTTCATCGAGTTTGCTCAATGATGTTCACCTGCCCCAATTTAGGGATTTCGATGTCACTCAGAACCAAATTTTCGGCCACGCCGTTGATTTTAATATCTGCGTAATCACTTACTGAAGGTGAATTGTAGACGATATTATTAATCTGCGATAGACGGATGACGTTATCTTCAAAAGCAATCTTTTTAAAAAGATTTAAAACACCTGATTCGATTTCTTGCTTTACCTGATCGATAGAGCTATTGACCTCGGGAAGTACCTCGGCTGAAATCTCAACCTCTTTCCATACCGCACTCTCCACTGTGACAAAGGCACCTATTGGCGCTTGCCCCTCACCTTGTCCAGGTTCAGGATCAATATAGTTTTTCACCTTTGATATTAAAATATCGGAAGCAGGTTCCAAGTTAGCATTGGTCACGACAATTTTGACTGTGCCGTCCCCGTTCCAAAGCGGAAAGATCTTTGCCTTCCCTACTCCGTCTACTTCTTCAGCCCATTGTTTATAATGAGCTTTATTGGCACTGACAGCTTCCCGACGCACTCGGGTAAAATATCTAGCTCTTAAACTGTCATCATCCTCCTCTTCTCGTCCAGGGATTAAAATCTGTTTCACAATCGCTTTTTGGAGTCCTGGTATAGTATCTAGTGACAATAGATTCTGGCCGGATATATTTGCGTTCCCCGCTTCTCCGGCTGTTTCACATTCCAGCGTCCCATCAGCTGTGTATTGAAAATAAAGATTATCAACATAAAAGCGAGACCCTACAGGAATGGTCACGCCTTCAGTAAACTCCCCTGCCCTGACTGCTTTTGTGGCAGCAGTCCGCTCAATGCCTGCTTCAGTAGCTCGTCGATCTAAAAATTCCCCTTGTGCCGTGTCTGAGAAGACAAGTTCCAGAACAGTATCGAGCCAAATATAAGACTTGGCCAATTCTGTAGCTGCAGGAGCTAACGCGTTATAAATCACGCTGCCTTCTCTTGTATCAATGTCCGCTGAAATGCTGTTTAACATACGGTCCATGATCACTTCAAAGGTCTGATCTTCAAACATCTTCACCAAGCACCTCCTCGATCTCCAATGTTCCTTCGTCAGTCTCGACTGTAAAGGAGACACGGAACGATTCGCCTTGTTTTTCTATTTCAAAATCTGTAACAGCAGAAATTCGGTCGTCATAGATCAGTGCTTCCTCTATCAGCCGAGGGATCTCCATTTTCTTATATGCGTCTGTTGTTTCGTTATCTGCCAGCACGTCTTGAAGCTCATTTCCAATGTCATGACTGTAAACAGAATATGCGTATCGCTCAGTATGGAGAGACAAATATACAAACTGCTTGATCGCTTCAAGGCCTGTGATGATTTCATTTGTGATACGGCCATTTTCAAAATCTATTTTGTAGGTTTGCGAGGTCTCTATGACTTCGCTGTCATCTTCTATATCCTCAAACTCGATTTCCGGAGACAAAGCCATTCCAAACACCTCCTATATTTTGTCGAGAATAAAAAATGATTGTCCGCCTTTTAAGGAGACAACCATCACATTCTCACCCATCTTTAGTTCTTCATCTCCTTCAGCGCGCAGCCGTTTAGGAATAATAATCAAATCAGACGGAATAATTAGCTTTTCATTTTCATTGAGTTTAATTTCAACAGGAGAAACGGAAACCACTTCAGCCGGCATAATATCCACCGGTGACTCAGAATCAACTGCACCGACAGCCAAATGTTTGATTGCTTCACTTAATCTCATGAGGAAACACCATCAGGGATAGAATTTTTCTCAACCACATTAATGGTCATCGTGTGTGTCGATCCTTTAAATTCGTGTTTATCTGTATCGATCCAGTATGTCTTCTTAACCCCAACTTCCGGAATTGAAATATAGACGGGCAAACCACTCTGAAGATCCGGAATCCCAATCGCTTGAATACTTTTGAGTTCTTTTTTGACGCCTTTTTTCTGTGCCTGTTTGACTTTCGCACGCTGCTGAAGCTGTGCTTGGTTAATGTTATCTGATACTGTTTCAACATACTGAAGGACGCCGTATTTGCTTATGCCTGCGCTGTCGCTTGCGGTGGCCGTGTATGTTTTATTGTCTTTCTGCCGGCGGAGCTTCACTTTTGTGGCTGTGTCATTAATTGAAGTGCTGTATTGATAACCAGTAATGTTCACACCCGTCTCCAGCACCCATACTTCTGACGGATCAGGCCAAGCGCGAAGGCCAAGCTTTCCCTTCGCAGAATATAATTGATAATTCCTTCCGGTTTGGCTTTTCGTTTGTTTCAAGGCTTTCAGAATCATGTCATAAAGGCTCGTATCATCTTTAAACACTAATGATTTAATGGTGTAACCCGTATTTGCAATGGACATCGTCGGGATCTGAAAATCCCTCGCCAATCGTTTTATAATCTCGTCTGCACGCTTATTGGAGAACACATAAGCATCTTTGTTCTTAACCAGATATTGCAGCATGTCATAAGCCGTAAAGGTCAGCCCATGTTCTTCCGGATTGCGAGAAAACACAATACCTCGAAACAGCTCTTTCCCTTTCCACTTAAACAGAACCGTATCCCCTTCTGATACGCTGTAATATGAATGGGTGCCTTGTTTCGTTATGATCTTTGCTGTGATCGATCGGGGTGCCTGATAGCGTTGTCCCTCAAGAGAAACACTTTCTGTTACCAGCTCAAGCCATTCCGTTTCTTTAATGACGAAAAGTTCTATCATGTCATCACCTGCTTACTGCGGTATCTTTAATTTTTGCCCAGGAAAGATCCAGTGTCCTGGCTGTCTTATATTCCGTTTGCTTCGTTTGATCATAGCCTTTTTATTGACGTTCCAGATCTTGCGCCATTTTGTGCTGTCTCCATAAAATTTGCCGGCAAGGTCCCACAGTGTATCGCCTTTCTTAACAGTGTATGTTTTAGGAGCTGATTTAGATGGTCGTTTCTTCTTCGTCTTTTTCTTCTGCTTGATCTTCCGCGGCGAAGCAGTTTTGTATTCCTTCAGCTTTATTTCATAATCACGATCACCTATATCTTTTTGGCCCTCGCTATAAGAAAAAACCTCGATACTGCAAGTTAAATTAATTTTCGTTCCAGTAATTAAGAATTGAACCGGCTTTTTAGATTTCACCCATTTCTCGATCTTTGCAATAGCATTTTCAGGAGAAGGAAATCCCTTATACTCAGCAAGCGGACTGTGTTTCTTAGGAAAAAAAGAAGAGAACGAAATCTCTTTCGCTCCCGGTTTATCTATAAAAGTGATCTCCCCAAAACTGGCAACTTTTACTGATTCATTTTGAATTGTGTTGGATATATCAATTTGTTCAGGAAGGACCGGAAGCCGCAGCTTGTCCTTCCCTTGTGAAATCCAGAATTCATATATGGATTTAGTCAAAAGCAACGACTCCCTTCGTTCCAATGTTGATATCCTGTTCAAGCTCATCGACAAGAGCCTGCTTAATCTTAGCTACAAGACTGTTCATGTCTTGATCATTGTGAAAATGCTGATCGCCATTAAACTGAATAATAACCTCTTTACCTCCTGATGCTGTAACAGTTGTTTGCTGACTACCTGTTGTAGCTACTGTTATCTGACCGGAAGATAGTTCAGTTTGACCTTTTTGAGATGGGTCTGTGACTTCCATTCCGAGTGCCTTAGCTGCTTGGGCTAATAGATAGCGTCCACGGATACCTCGCTCCTCCGGAATAATCCATTCCCGTTTGTTTCCCTCACCGACACGTGCAATCTGCTCTTTGGTAATGAGTCCGCCGTTAGCGTAGCCAACATATGGACCTCCATGTCTCATGCTTCTAATGCCTGGTACATTATTAATTGATCCATATCTGCTTTTGATATAGCCAATCGCAGCAGCAGCGTTGTGAATCGGGTTAAGAATGTTATTCATGCCCGGCAATTTGTGTGCGTTGAAGGTACTTAGGATTGTCTGCATGAGTCCCTGAGATGGATGCCCTGCTTTCGCATTACTATCCCATAAGTTGATTGCCTTCGGATTACCGCCTGACTCATGCTGAGCAATTGTCATCAGCCCTGGAAGCCAGCTCATTGGTGTCTTTGTGGCCATGATAGCAGCCATGAGCCATTGCTTTACATTTCCGCTTACTGCTCCCATTCCGGAATAAGCAGCAGCTAGTGAACCTGCTTGTTTTTCAGCAAACTTTTTCACATCAACTGAATCCAGACCTTTTACAATACCAATAGAGGCAAAACGACCGAGACTCATCATGACACGGGAAGGTGAATGAATATCAAGCTCTTCACGAAATGCCTTCTCAACTTTTTTCGCCAGTTCCTTGGCAGCCTCATTGACTTCACTTGCCTTAGAAGTCATGCCTGAAACAAAATTACCGATCATACCGCTTCCCCATCCGTTTGATGATTCTTTAGAGCGGATAAACGGCTTGTTAATATGAGTGCTGACGTATTGATCAGTACCAGTTTGTGAACTATTTTGTCCGGAAGCAAAACCTTTGATCGTTCCGCTTCCCCATGATGAAGATTTATTAACAGTGTTCTGAAATGGCATTTTAACCTTCGTCTGCAAGAAGCCATCTGAACCGGTCGAAGTGCTGTTCTGACCTTTAGCATATCCATTGACCACTTGCTTTCCGTAATTCGGAGAATAAGAGATTAAATTGTTCATTGGCTGTCCAACGTTTTTCTGTTTCCAAGATTCCATAGAAACAACATTATCTCCAATTCCTTGATCAAAGCCTTTAGTGAACTGTTGACCAAATGAAGTCGCTTGTTCATCCAGACTGGATGTGTCAATTATAGGAGATACAGAAGCAGTCACCGCCGCTCTACGGATTAGCAGGGAAGTTGCTGGTTCACCTCCTGCAGATGAAGCAGACGCTATATCATCAACCACACTCATCCCTAATTTTGAAGCAGCTTGAGAAAGGAGCATTTTGCCGCGACCTTTATTATTCTCAACAGGGATAACGAATTCTTTACCAGCTTCACCAATCCAAGATATTGTTGGCTTCGTAATGTAACCACCAGTAGCATGTTTCTTTGGCTTTTCTTTTCCCGTACCAAATAAATAATTTACGCCACTCTTCACATATCCCCACGCTTTTCCAGCAGTTTTTTTCGCACTTGAAGCTACTTTACCACCAACTTCTTTTACTCCGCCTAAAATACTGCTTCCCAATTCCTTTACACTTTGCCACTTTTCAGACCACCACTTCTTACTAAAAAGGGTTTCTGAGATGGAACTCTTAACACTTTTCCATATTGATTTAGCATTGTCCCATTTATTTTTTGACCAGCTCTTTACACTTTCCCATTTTCCTGACCACCATTTCTCGCTAAATAAAGTGGATTTCAGTTTTCCTTTAACAGATTGCCAAACAGAAGACGCGCTGTCCCATTTACTTTGAGCCCAACCTTTTACGCCTTCCCACTTTCCTGACCACCACTTCTCACTAAACAAAGTGGATTTTATTTTTTCCTTTACGGACTCCCAAACAGATGATGCACTATTCCATTTGTCCTGTGCCCAGCTTTTAACGCCAGACCACTTCTCAGACCACCATTCACTATTAAATAAAGTTGACTTCACCTTTTCTTTTACATGAGACCATGTATCACTTAACCCATCGAGAGAAGTTTTCGCATTACTCTTAATGCCAGACCATTTTTCAGACCACCATTTTTGATCAAATAATGTACTGTCTAGTTTCTTTTTTACTTCTGAACCATCAAACGCTTTACCTAAACTTGAACCACCCATGGTGCCTGCTATACCACCAACTATTCCACCAATGGCTGTTCCCACTCCTGGAATAACACTGCCAATAGCTGCTCCTGTAGCCGCTCCAGCAAGGCCACCGCCAGCTGATCCAATTTTTTCACCAACATTATCTTTATTCATCCTAATTAAATCAGTTGCCGCTAACGCTGTTCCTAATAGAGGGAGTCCCTTTGCAAACTTGCCAACACTTTTCAGAGGACTTAAGACTTTCCCGAACTTCGATGTACCGCCTGCAGCTCTACCAGCTGCGTATAATTCAGATCTCGTAGTGGTTATTGCTGGTCTTGATCCTCTGGTTGGATTAGTACCTACAGTTCTACCGGAACGCCTTCTCTCCAACCATTCAGATGACACAACAATTGAACTGTCAGAAGGGTTCATTCGGTTTAGATTACCCCGTCGTCCTAAAACTCTTTTCCCTCGTCTTCTACGAATGCGATCATTTTTACCTCCATCGCTACAACAGCAACATGTTAAGCTGCCGCTTCGAGGTAAACTCGTTGGACCTGTAGCAGTTTTGGATTCTCTGCCCCTTGTGCTGGCATTACGATTACTGTTCCTCCTTTCACTTTGCGTATTAGTGCCAGCTTTAGGAGTACGTTTTGGAATTAACTTTCGGATTACGCCTGCTGCATCACTTCCGACAGTACCTATGCCTTTTAACAGCGGACGTAGTATTTTCAAATAACCAATCAACCCAATTAAAGAAGGGATCACAACTTTAATCGCTGTTTTCAAATCATCCCAATGGTTGACGCTCCACTCAATGGCTACGTTTAACTTATCACCTATCTCCGCACCAAGATCGGCAATATCTTTTTTGATCTCTTTAAGTTTTTCCTGACCTTCCTTACTGTTAATGAATGAGCTGATTTTATCAAAGGCCGGCCCTAATCCAGTTAGCAGAGATGTTCCCATATCCTTAGATATGCTTTCAAAATCTCTCATGGCATCATTAACCGGTGTCATCGGGTTATTATCCCGAAGTTTCGTAAAGCTACGTTCTAATTCACCGCTTGTTTTGGCACTTGTACCAATACCCTCAGCCATATCTAAAATCGGCTGCTTAAGGTCTTCATATTGTGTTCCAATAAGTTCAGTCGCAATAGCAGCCCTCTTTGTTTTATCTTTCACTTTAGAAAGGGCTTTTGCCACCCTAAATAAACTTTCCTCTCCACCTATTGAACCATCTTTGAAGCCCTTGAACATTTTCTTAGTTTCCTTAGCCCCGAACAGCGTTTTAAATGCGTCCACTTGACTATCAGACATTTCGGTTCGGCGGATGTTAAACTCACGCATACTATCGGCTAGGTTATCGAAGTTTCTGGCGCCACCCTTTGTTCCTTTTATCATGGCGTTTGCAATTTGGCCGCCTGTGAGCTTCAAGTCTCTAAAGGTGGAACTGTATTCATTCATCGTGTCCAATAAATCGTCAGCTTGGTCACCGGCATTCCGGTAAATGTAAGCGATGGTGTCCCCGCTCTCTTTACCAGTCATTTTCAGGTTGTTATACATGGCACTGAATGCCCGGTCTACTTCAGCTTGGTCAGCATTCATCAATTGAGCAATTTTGCTTGATGACTCAGTGAGTTCCGCCAGCGCCCGGCCGGATGCCCCCGTCAGTTGCGAGAGTCCCTTTAACGCAGAGCTTACTTCCTCCCGGGATCCACCGACTTTGTTTTTGTAGAAAATGTCGTCAGTCATCCGTCCTGCATCTTTTTTGCTCACGTTTGAGGTTGCTGAGACATAGGCGTCCTGAGCCATTGCATTTTTTCCGGAGTTCATAATTGCGCCGCCTGATAATCCACCCGCTGCCGCTAATGTAATCGTGACAGTCTTTAAGCTGTCCAACCTCTTCTGGATAGCATCGAGAGCAGCGGAAGCTTTGTCTTTAATAGACACAGTCGGCGTTGCCTCAGATCCATCTAAATCTGAGACGCGATGCCGGAGAGAGTTTAAATCCCCGGATGCGCGGTCTCTGACGGAGACAGTCGGCGTTGCGTCTGATCGTTGTAAATCAGACAGACTTCCCCTGATCAAACGTAGGCGTGGGGTCGCACGGTCATCCACCGATACCCTGACCTCATGTTCACCTTCTGTGATGTCCTCAGTCTGCCGCCTGATGCGAGTTAACCCTCCTGAAGCTTGATCATCGAGACGAACATCAAGAGAGCGGGGGCGCCGCGTCAATTGGGTCGCTGAGCGGTCTATCCTCCTTATGGTCCGTTGTGTCCGGTCATCAGCTTCAAAAACAAGAGGGCCATTAGCGGCCCTCTGAAGTCTTTCAGCATTTCCTTGTATTTTGCGGAGCTTTTTGGTCATCTTATCGTGTAGATCAAATGTGGCTGTTAGTTTAGCCATGGTTATTTCCTCCTTTCCCTGCTTCTTTTTCTAACAGCTCAATACCTAAGACTTTTTCGCTTCTTTTTCAAGCAAATCAAGTTTATAAGCAATGGCGCCGTACAGCAGCGCCTTATATTCACGCGGAGCTTCATAAAGCTCTCTTAATTCAGACGGGGAATATTTCAGCTCGTGCATAGCGAAATAGAAATACACAGCCTCTTTATCCCCGCCCCGTATTAGTTTTTTGCTTCTTCTTCAAGGTCTTCCAGATCATCTTCAAATCCGTTGATCTCAATTGCCTTGTTCAGCCAGTTAGCATATTCCCCGCCGACAGAAAGGATGCGCTTTGCCACTTCCACTGGATCTTCTGTCTTGTAAGCTTCGCGCAGCTCTTTTGATTTAAAATTCGGGTAAACAGTCGTTTCAACAGCAATTCGTGCATAGAAACGCTGGCTGTCCAGATCTTTCACACGGCCGCGCCCTTTGACATTTTTGTATGTTGTGTTTTCTTTCTCCAACTCATCGATGCGCTCAGTCGTAATTGCTTTGAAAACAAACGGAATCACGTTCCCCGCCTTGTCTTTAAACCGCTTTGAAATTGGTACTTTTACCTCTTCTGCTTCGATTGTTTGTCCTGGCATAAAGAATGAAAGATCATATACTTTTTCGTTTTGTTTTTCGGTCATGTTAATTAGCTCCTTTTGTTTTGGTTTTGGTTGTCTTTAGGCAATAAAAAAACACTCTCGGTTTTTGAGAGTGTTATGGTACAATATGGTTTAGTATAAATGAATTGGCTTTCAACACCTCAAGGGCGGTCTGGCTCACTCCCTCATGAAGGGGGGTGATGCTCATGATGTCAATGTTTCAAGCATTAATGCTAATGTTTGCTTTCGGCTCTTTTATAATTGCCCTGTTGACTTATATAAAAAAGAAATAGACCCACCCTTGAGCTCGTGGAAAAGTTAAAGGGTTAAGTCTATCCGTAAATCTTTCATGAAGTTGTTAAGCCAGCCCTCTTGATGGGCCAACATTTATACCGACCCGGTTGCCGCCGGGTCTTTTTTTATTTTATGCATTTCTCGTGAAAGAAATACACGGAAAACTAAAAGAAATGAAATGCATTACATCGGTATTCATGAATACCGATGGCTAGTATCAGTACTATTGTTAGTATCAGTACTAATAGTAGTATCAATACTATCTCTACTTGATAATAATTTAACCACTTTACCACAGCGTTATCAAGTGGTAATGTCTTAGATTCCACTAAATTCTGTTAGATTTCACTAGATTCCATTGAAGTTTAGAGTTTTCTAAGAGTTTTCTAAGAGTATCTGAAATGCATTCACAAAAAACAAGAACGTAAGTTCTGTGGTGATAGTTAAGGATTATAGTATACTATATATATTGAGCAAATGAATAAGCTTTCAGCTGGGCGGCTACACCCTTTTGAAAGGGGGCGTTGCCATGACAACTTACCAAGCGATTTCCTTAATGATTGCTTTTGGTACATTTACCGTGGGCTTTATGGCGGTAATCGTTGCGTTGTTATCATTGCAAAAGAAAAAATAGACCCTTCCTTATGACCCTGGAAAGTACTAAGGAATGAAGTCTATTCACAGTCAAAAACCCATAATGAGCTGCCCACAAGGGCATTGTTCATTTGCACTGACCCGGTTGCAGCCGGGTCTTTTTTATTTTATGCATTTCTTGTGAAAGAAATACCTCTAAACAATGTGACAAGAATGATACCAACTATGCTATCAGCAGTGACACCATCATTGCTATCAATAACAATATCATTAACAATATTAATAACAATATCATTAACGTCATTGTATCATACACCAGGACTCATAGTCACTATTTGTGACATTTACTGAAATTAATTTGCTACTCACTGAAGCATCTACACTGGCCCTTATTCTTAACAGTACATCAGTGTAACCTTAAAATGTATCCTTCAGCTTTTCAGGAAGATCAAAGTCTTCAAAGGTGAACGGCACTTCCTCTTCCAACGCTTCGGAATCCACATCCAACCCTGCAATCTTCGCGGAATCAAAGTTCACATCATAGAGGGTAACCCGCTCAGTCCCGCGGCCAGATGATTTATCATCAAGCACTGCCTGCAGAGTGAAATACGGATCTTCACCTTTTTTCACGTAGTTGAGCATGAGCTGTACGAAGCGAGACGTGACTTTATAAAATGTCGCTGTTCCCGTTCCATTCGCGCCAGTCGTTTTATGGCCAGTCATGCGGCGGCCCATAACGTTGACTTCTGATTTGTTTTTTTCCACGTTCGCTTCAAAAGTTTTAATAAAAGCCAATTCCTCACCATCCAAAAAGAGGCGCCCCTCTTTACCAGATATCGTATTCTGCGCTTTAAAAGCCATCTTACTTCACCTCCACGTTAAAGTAGAATTTTTCTGCTGCATCAACAGGCTGCACGGCCAAATCAATGATAAAGCCGTCTCGATCTTCATTCAGAACAATCGCGATATCAGACTCAGAGTCAAACCCCGTAATGCCGCCCCCATCTTGAAGGATTCCCATGTATTGAGTGATCAGGGTTTTCACGAACTGCAGGCCATCATCCGAAGCCGGGACATCGCTGCCGCTCGCTTTTCTGGATTTAATTAATGCTTTCAGCTGTGATGTCAGATCGTTATTAATTGCATCAAGGACCCGAACAATTTTGTTCTTCTGGAACACCTTGTTTTTCTCAGCCGTTAAGCTTGTCAGGGAATTAATATCCTTTTCAACAGCCACAGCCTTATCGCGGGGATCGAAAGTGAACAAAAATTCACCTTTAGCGAGTCGTTCAACAATTTCATCATTGTCAATGCGGTTTAAAACGTCCACAGCCCCTTCATATTCAACAAACGTAAGGGATTGGTTAAAGGTAGCCCCCGCGCTGGCCCCGGCTACCCAGGCAGTAGCCTTTTCAGGCGTAATCTCAGTACCGTCTTCCAGCAGGACCCCGCCTGTCACATTGATAATGCCTTCATGATCCCCTTTATAATTCGAAAGGACGCCTTGAATCTTCTGACCTTGGTTATCTCTTAACCGCTTCACGAATGCCACGAACGTGGCTTTAAGCTGTTCATTGTCTTCTACTGGCAGAGCAATGGTGTCGAAGTATTCCGTTTCAGCTGCATCTAAGAAATCCATATAGTCAGCGTTCGTCGGGACCTTATCTGTACCGCCGGAAAGACGGGTGCCGGCGGATGCCGGTAAGTCTCCGCTTGCATCAGCAGGTGATGTACCGGTAAGCGGGATGGATACGGTCAAATCTCCTTTTCCAGTAAAGGATACATAGCTGTTTGCCTTCAATTCCTCCGCGGCCGCTACCGTCTGCTTATCAACTTCTGACTCATCGAGATACGTAATGACATCAACCTTTTTTGAATCAATGACATTCTCAGTGATCCGGATAATGATGTCATTCCCTTTGGTCCCGCCATAAAGAGCGGTTGCCTTAACGCCTTCACTGATTTCTGCAGAAGCGCGAAGACCCTCAGTCAACCGATAAAGCAATACTGTTTTTGCCTTCTTCATTGCTTCATGCAGCAGAAGGAGCGAAGGATTATCAATGTTTAATCCGATCTTCTTATTCAAGTCCTCAATGGAAGAGATAGAAATGAATTTCTTAACCTCACCCCAGCTAGACGCTATCGGCAGCGCAACTGTCCCGCGTTCTCCGGCAGAAACTCGGTTTTCCGCGGTCGTTTTAAAGTTAAAGTAAATACCGGCACGCTCTTTTTCCTTGCCGGGTGTGAATGTTCCGCCGTTCATCTATTTGACCTCCTTTTGAAGAAACTGAGTAATCAACTTCTTCGCTTCCGATTTTGTAATACTCGTTTTATGAACATGAAAAAGAGCACCGTCAAACACCTCGGGTCTTACCCCAAAGAGCTCTCGACTGTGCTCTCGCAAATCCTTAATATAAAAAGCATTTTCTGCTTTCTCTTTTTTAGTGGCCATCATTTCACCCCACTTTTAAATTTAAAACCATTGATTGAACACTGTTCTTCCAGCTCATACCAATAGCGGCTCGTCCAGTTTAAGACAATGGTGGCGTAATCATCTGATACCCGCGTTTCTATTCGAGATAGCCGAATAAAATCACCTGTATCCTCGCCAGATTCTTGTATAAGCGGAATTATGCCCCTTTTGCTTCTAAGTGTATCCGCAATTCGTTCTGCTTCGTTATGAGCCTTCTGTGCGTTTTCGTGAAAGAGTTTTACGTTTAAAATATAGGCTTTCTGAAACGTAGATACTGTGTCCGCCCCATCGACCGTGGAAGCCGGTGGAAAGTAAAGAGACGGAATAGCAAAGTCCTGCGGTATTTCTTCTTCATACACTTGAACAGGATACAGTTTGTATAGATAGCCCATAATTGAACCTACTTCTTGATTCATGGCAACACCGCCTTAAAATTCTTCATCAATCCATTGCTGCAGCTTCCGCTCAAGGCTCCTCTCAAACATCAACTGAAATATAGCCATGGCGTTATCCCAAAAGCCAGAACCGTCGACCCATTGGAACTTCAGTAGCATACCGGAATTTCTTTCGGCAGGGTCATATTCGAAACGGTCGCCTTTCCACCGCCCTGGAACCCACCGTCTATCCTGATTTTTAGACGGATCGATAGTAAAGTGCCCGTCATTGACGTATGAGGCGTATTCCAGATTTGTTCCAACATCCAACTTTAAGCTGCCTTTTGTCATTGAAAAGATATTATCTTGGTCACCTTTCTGAAAGGAATTAAGCAAACGGCGTGTGTCTACCGTCTTCGTCCTGATAATTTCATCTTGGATAATGTCTAGGAACTCAAAACCCATAGCTTCAAGCCACTCCTCGTATTTCCCTTTCAATTCTCCACGAGAAGCACGGTTTAATGATTGAATGAACTGATCAAGACCTTTGATCTTCACAAATATTCAACCTCCCGTACTGCCGTAACTTCCCAATGATGATTCCTGACTTTGCGGGGCTTCTGTAATTTATAAACAGTCCCATCCCAAACCGCCCTGTCATTAACTCGAATATCAACAGTAGCAGGGAAATGTACAAGGAATGATTGATAAATAGCTACATTCGGTTCCTGTTGGATAATAGATTGACTCTTTTCTGTAAAATAACACGGCTGATTTTCTATGTCCGGGTCATCAGGGTACGAAAAAACCGGTTGAACATCTTCAACCGGCACCCCGAATTTTTGCTTTCTATTTTCTTTTTTCTCCTGCAGATGATAAATGTCACATCTGTGAGTCAATAAGGATTGATAACTCATATTGATCTCATCCGCACTTTCGCTTCAATCCCTTCTAAATCAGGGTCAGCCGGTTTCACATAATCTTTTATTAATGCATACACATCAGGTTTTTGAAGAGAACTGCCATCCCCTAGAGTATAAGAATAGTCACCCATTTTTTCAGTTGTATATCCTTTAATAATTGACTCGTCGCCATTTATAAGAGCATAAAACTGAGACAACTTTAATAGGGCCAGTCGAACCGTTTCAGGCAAAGGGATATACTCTGCATCTGAAAAATCATGTCCAACTTTAAGAATGATATCGGCAGTTGCCTCAAGGATATCCTGTTTTAACAACTCGTCATGTCTGGTCTTTACAGACTCAAAAACTGAATAACTCTTTAATTCATCGGGAGTGATTAACAGCATAGGTCACTCCCCTTTGTTATCTATTTGCTTAAGGATGTAGGCAATTCTTTCATCTGCATTTTTGAAGTCAGACGGATTGCCACCAAGATTAGAAATAATGGATTCATGCTCTGCTTTATTCATACCTTTCAATTCCGATTCAGTATAATTTATCGGATCATCCTTTTGATTCTTAAGATCTTTATCTAGCACAAAATATGGATTTTCATTTAAATACTCATAGAGTTTTTTCGATACTGTTTGACTGACACCTGCTCGAAAGGTTATTCCCATCACATTATATGTTTTGCCTTTAATAAGCTTTGCAGTATACACGCCAGATCACCTACTCCTTCACTTTCACAATCTTGGCTACTGCGTCTTCTTCTTCAAAAACACTATCCAATTTGGCTGTCAGAACAATGATAAACATACGACGGCGAATGTCTTTATCTACTTCAATCCGAATATTACGAGAGAATCCAAGAATAATATTCTTCGGATGAGTTAGGATGATATCAGAAACATCGGCTGCAGTATCTCCCTCTCCAATCGTATAAGGTTGTAAATTCGCAATGCCTTTGACCGGAACACCAAACGCAGAAGAAAGACCACCTTGAACAGCTGCATCCCCTAAGTTCGTTTGACGATCCGCTAAACGATCTTTCCATTCAACCTCAATACCAGGCGATGTATAGAAGCGGAACTCCTGTGGAATTCTTAAATATTTAGAAGGTACAGCTTTGTATCCTCGTTTAAATGTTTGCCGTGTCAGTTCCTCACCTGCAGCATCGACAATATGAGATGTAGCTTGTTTACGGATACCGTCAAGCTGAGCTAAGTATGAATCTAACGAACTGGTATCTCCGTTTACTAGCAACTCTTCAATATCAACCGCAGCACGCTCAGCTATCATTTGCATAATTGTATTTTGAAGACCATATTTTTCGATGTTGTTTTCAAGTGTGTCATAGGTAATGTTAACTTCAGCAATTACTTCTTTTGTGCTTAAGTTAACTGTGCTAGTTGATGGAACAGACTTTTGATCCTTAGTCAGCGCAACTCCCTCTTGGGCTGCCCTTAAAATACGCTGGCCAAAACCTATCTTCTCGATTTTCTGTGTGTCATGGTCCATTTGAATAACTCGAGCATCTCTTAAAATGGTTGGCGTATCTTGTACCATTCGAATAAAAGTTGAAGCCTGAGTAGGATTCATAATCCCGCCGCTCTCTAAAGTAGAAAGCGTCATTTCTGCTTTATTAATAACCTCTTGATTTCTCATTCTTATCCTCCTTATACATTAAAACAACCCTGACCAGATTGATTTTTGAACTTGTTCAGAACCCGATTCTTCAGTTTGCTTAGATGTTCCGCGGCTTTTTTCAATGGCTTCAATACGATCAGCGAGCGGTTGAACAGCTTCTGAAATTGCCTTTTTCAACTTCTCGCCCTCTTTTTCAACCTCTTCCTCTGTTTTTTCTTTATCTATCTTTTTAAGCTCTTCCTCTTTTTCCACTGTCTCGAGTCGTTTCTTAATTGGCTCTAATGCTTCTTGAATGGATTTCGTTACTTCCTCCGAAGTCATTTCTTCTTCCTCCTCTTTTGTTTCTACCTGACTCAGTAAATTACCAAGGGCTGCATGAGCATTCTTAATTTCTTGCAGGTTTGAAGCAGAAAACTTTCTGCCCGCCTTTTCAACTGGCTCTTCATACGATTGCTGTTGTTTGCCTATGAAAAAGTTTTTGAGCAAATTAAAAAGCCCTTTCTCATCAGTTTTCTCTTGAGAAACGGGCTTTTCTTCTTGTTTTTCAATTGTCTCAGCAGTCCCTGCCATTGAATAACCGGTAATTTCGCCTTTTTTGATTTGCTCCCATACTTCCTCAGAAGCCTTTGTGACAAGGACCCATGAACCCTTTTTGATGGTTTCCCCATTCATTTCAAAGTCTGCAGGCACTACATAGGATTCAACCACCTCACCAACACCGCCCTGAAAATCGTGCTGTTTATCAATTTCTCGGGCATCTTTTAGAAATCCATGAGCGGCCTTTTCAATTTCTGCAGCTGTCATGAAATCCCCGTGGGCGTCCACTGTATCTGGCTCATATACGATTCCATAAACAAGTTTTTGTTCAGCCGTTTCTTTCGTAAGGACCTTTACTTCCTTTTGGAAGTCTGGCTGTTTTTCCGATTTCATAAAAAAGAACTGCTTTTGATTAGCAGCCTTGTCTACGTAAGAAACATGTGTGATTTTTGCGTTTACCAATTCTCTTGGCATATGGTCACCTCCTTTCAAAAGGCAAAAGCATTTTATCATTTTGAGTCTAAATTGAGTGCTTCCTCTAATGCTTTCAAACGCTTAATTGCTTTCTGAATCAATTGTTCATACTTTTTTGCCGTTTTTTCATCCATAAATTCAAAGAAGTTAGGAAACAAGGAATCTACCACCTTTACTAATTCAAAAAGTAGTTCAGCAAAATCATTGCTTATGACTTTATTATCCCGAAGGATAGATATATTTGTTCTAATTGTATTTTTATCGGGGTTATACTCGGTTCCAACCCAACCATTTGCCTTCGCAGCAACAAATAAGTTTATAACCTCGTCACTTAAATCATCAATTGATTTTTCTAATATCAATTTAGCCCTTTTGTTATAGTTATACATATAACTTTCAGCTTTACTAATAAAATTATTTTCAATCTTTTTTTCTTTTAACTCATTATTTTCTGGTTGGTCATTAACGGTAATGGGTACAGAAGAAGGAATTTCTTCCTCATAACTTGCTTCAATTTTATCCTCCAATGTCGACATTTTCTCATTAAAAACAAGCTCAAAATCTTTATATTTTAAATTTAATAACCCTAAGATTCTTTTTGAAATTGGATCCTTTAAGAAGAAAAATATCATTAAAACAACAGATGGCCATGCTAAGTAATTGATTATAGACGACACAAATTCAAGCCAATTCATAAAATTCCCTCATTCCCAAAAGTAATGAGGATATTATACTACTTTATTCCATATTTGCTAAGGCTTCTCCCCGAATCTCTTCTTTTTCCTCTGCTGATAATCCTAAAATTTCATTATCAATCACAGGCGATAGAACGCAATGGCAATGAATTCGTTCGCCTGCTGAAAGATTAGGGTCCCTTGGAAACATGCATCTCTCGCTACTCCCTGGCATCTGAAATTCTTCATCTACTCCAATGACTGTGCCGTCAAGATCGATGTGATTCTCACGCAGATTGTTTTTCTTACTTCCGCTGTGCCGCCATTTCTTTTTCTTTACTGCGGGCGATTGTGCATATGATTCATGCTGAGCGGCAGAGGAAGCGGCAAGCACTTCAGTAATGGCCGTGGTCCGGGCCCGCTCCCTATAAAACTGCGGCATGTCTTTAAGAGTCAGCTCAATGTCCTGGATGGAAGAGCCGTTTTCTATTGCATCTGTAAGGACGTTTTCCACTGCCTCATGAGTATTCAGCTTCATGATCTTGGCCAGCTTTTCCGACCAACCTTTGATCCAATCCGCTGCCCTGGTAGATAAAGCTTCAAATGGGACATCTGGATCCAATGAATCCATGATCACTTCGGCCAGTTCCTCAACGGTCTGCTGCAGAAATCCCTCGGTAAGCTCATGAAATTCTTCCTCGAAGTCATCTTCCGCGAATAGGTTCTGAGTAAAAAACACTAGAAGGGCTTCTAACGTCTCATTCGAATCTTTGCTCACAAAACCTTTAAGACCATCTAAAAACTTCTTACGCTGGCGTCTGAGCAATCTGGCAATGCCTTTTTCATATTCTTCTACAAAGCCGGGTATCTTAGAAAGGCCGGGGAAATCAGGTACGACCTCCACGAGCTTCTCTCTCTCATCTTCCTCGGCTTTTTTAATAAAAGCATTTAGACTTTCCAGCAGTTTATCTGTTTTGTTCATCTCTGAGATCCTCCAGAACATCCCGCATATCTTTTAATAAACCGATCATATCAGGAGTACCGTTCTTAGATTTAAACAGCCTAGCCAAAGGATCGGAAGCGGACTCAGTGCTATTCTTACCAAGCGGCCTGTTATATTCTTCTTCAGGCCATTCCTCAAGCGTCTTACCAAGAACTCTCCCAGCTAAATCACGTAGATCATTCGGAGAAACTGCACCAGCTGTTATAAACGGTGTTAGAACCTTAGCAATCTCAAGTGGATCTCTAAAGTCAGGTCCTTTTAGCTGAAGACGAACCTTATGAATCTCAAGATCATTTAGAAATAAAGCGTTCAGTTTACCTGTGATTAACTTTCGTTCAGGCTGAAAGACTTGTTCCTCAGTAATCTTTCTTGCTGTATCCGCAGTCGCTCTATTGTAATCTTGAGCTTCACCTGTATAAAGTGGAGGCAAACGAAAAGCCGATCTAATTTTATCTCGGCTCTTTTGGTCATATTCAAGAAACAAAGCATCTTCTTGGAGGATTTCAGCAAGTGATTTAATATCGACTTTCACTGGAGCAATCTCTTCATCGCCATGAATGTTTTTCCCCTTCGCTATGCCTTCCGCTTCAAGTAAAAGAAACTTATGTGCATTCTCCACTCCTTCAAGCCCATTCATGTAATCCTGCAATTGTGTGTATGAATCCTCTGACAACATACCATTTTCAATTGTAATGGCAGCGGGAATATGTCTACCTTGCTTGAAGTACATGAAGTTCAGCTCTTCTGCTTTACGTGCTCCGTACAGATTAACAATATGGCCGATCCATCGAGGCTTTCCATATGTACCGCTTCCTATCTTGAAATGAACCACTTCATTTGCTTGTTTTTCGAATGGAGTCTGTTCATCATATTGGCCTGTCTCTAAATTTAAAGTACGAGGATCTCCATATTCCTTAAAGTAAACCATACGACCGTCAATCATCTGAACATACTTTCGAAATCGTTTCTCTCTTTTGATTGATTTCATTTGTCCTTGTTCGAAGTATGTAAAATCAACTTCAATTGGTTCAGACAATTTACAAACCCGAACATTTTGAACATCCATGTATTCAATGCCAGCTGGCTTATTTTCACCGTTTCGAATGACCTCGATAAATCCATTCCCTGTCTTTTCTCGATCTTCAATAACAAAGCCGAGCAAAGTCTCAGCTGACTCATCAAAGTGAAGATATTTAGCGAACTCTTCAAGCTTTGTCCATTCACTTTCAGCTTCTGTTTTTTCTTCATTTGTCACATCTGGCGAATTCACATCAAACGAATACTCAAAATCAAATCCAAAGCCTACGATATTTGTTCTGTAAGCATCAACGCATTGCTGTAAGATCGTTGAGTACTCAGCAATCATTTTCAATTCTTTTAGGTTATACGGAGGCGGTAAAATATTGCTGTCATAGGTGTCCGCAAATTCATCCTCATAAATTTGTTTCGTTGATTCAGTAGGTGGAGTAGCTTTGATCACTCGTGCTTTAACAGATTGTTTTGACATCCTTTACCTCCTCCCTGGTCTTGTTCTTTGCGGTCTTCCTTTAGATTCTTCTTTCAGATCAGTTACCTCGTAATCATCAAGCGCATACCAAATAGCTGATAGTGTATGCGGATCTATGGTGAATTCGTCTTCTATGATGTTCCCCAGCTTATCGGTAGCATAAGTGAGCGGCTTAAGTTCATAAATCGTGTTCTCGCAACTATCAGAGCAAATGATCTTCTTGAACCGTTTGATCTTCTTTGTGTATTGGAGGCGTGAACCCTGATACTTACGGGCGCCCACCATATTAAACCCATGCTGTTGAAAATATCGGATTGTTTTAGGCTCCGCAGAATCCGCCTTTATTAATTCCTTAGTCTCTGCAAATTCCTTGAGTTCTTCGGCCGTCTTATCGTCCGTTAATCCATTTTTGTAATACTCCCAGTAGATATAGAGATATTTCTTTTCATGATCCACAGCAACCCTAACGACGGCGTTATACGATTCCACAAAACCAAAGTCCATGCCAACCCGTTTAAGCGGGCGGTTAATATCAGCGATTGCAGCCATAACCTCTTCATGAGGCCATTCTTCAAACTGCGACAGAACCCGAATTCCATTCACGCCAAAATGACCTTTCCGCGCAATCCGGTAAAGGTCGGGGTCATATTCCTTCAATTCTTCAAGTTGCTGGACATAGCTTTCTGGCAGAAAAAGATTATCATCCGCCGTTGAGTGATGATAATAGGTGTCGTTGTTAACGATTATCCGCTTTTCATAAAGCTCCTTATCATCCAGTACAAATCGTTTCTCTCTATCATCTTTAAAGAAATGTTTAAAAGTCCAATTGTCCTCTCCAACTGGATTTGTTGATAGTATCATGTGAAGCGGCAAAGTCGGGTGACGAAGACGTCCTAACAGCTCCTTGAATCCCTCATACTTCACTTCAGAACATTCCTCAACCCAAATAAGCGAAATATTATTGATTGATTTCAGTTTGGCTGGCTTATCCATCCCTTTAAAGATGATTCTGCTGCCATTTGAAAACCGAATCTGCATAGGGGATGCAACACACCTAACAATATGATCTAATTTCAGATCACTTACAAGTTCATCAAAAGAGAAAATGTTGAGTCCCTATGTGTGTCATACACCTCTCTGATAACGAGTGCAGTCCGTTTTTCAATAAGCAATTTCAGAACAATCTTCAGTGCAACATGATAACTTTTAGATGACCCATAACCCCCCACAAGAAACTGAAACTTTTGATTCCAATCAAAGAGAAATTCTTTAAAATGGGGATTTACTTGTTTAATCACTGTCATCACCTTTGTTCACAATGGTGATCTCAAAAGGTTTATCTTCTTCTGTAAGTTCTTCGATCTCTATTTTTTTCTTGTTGATATTTAAACGGATATGCTCCAATTTAAGGCGTCGTTCGTCTTCCGAATGGGCTAATTCGTCAAACTGTTTTATTAGGTTCCTGAGCTCTGCCATTGCCCGAGATTGAGCGTTCAAGAACGTTGCATGACGATCCCAAGAAAATTGGAATTCATACTCTTCCTCTTCGACTTCGTTCACCTCAGATAGGATAGACTTTTTCTTTTTCAGTTCCTTAATCATTTCCTGCTTATCGGAAACGAACATGATTTTTTGCGCTCTTATAATTGCGGCATATTGAATCTGAATTTGGTCCCATATCATATCGACAGGGGATCGCTCCTGAATCTCTTCCATGATAGAGAGTGTGTCTTTAGGTAAGAATTTAGCGAAAAATCCGTGTGTCACAGCGTTTTGATTTCTCTGCGGTGCTCCCCCGGTGTTGCCTAATGCATTTTTGTTGCCGAATGGTGCACCTACTTTTTTTGTGTGCACACCTTTCTTAGAAGGTGCACCTTTTTTTCTTTGCCAACCATGACGTTGTTTCCACGATTTAATGGTGTTCACTGACACTCCGTACTTCTCGGCAAGGTCCTTGTATTTCATACCTTTAAGGTAGTCTTTATGCGCTTGAATGTACTTTTTAGCCATCTACATCCACCGCCGCCCCCTTTTGGATTGAGTTGTTTTGGAAATGATATTCCCTCTAAACCGCCTCCATTCTTAAACAAACCGCCATTGTCTATTCTAAGATATTCCGGTAGCAGTTTACAGAGAATATAAAAAAGCACCCCGAAGGATGCTTTAGGTAAACATATTTGAAGCTGTACTATATATTGTTGCGCCTATTGTATATAAAGACTTAATTGTCTCGACATCATTTGTAAATTGATTAATTTTACTCATGACCTTTTGATACCTGCTAACAACTTCTTCATTTGATTTACTCTTCATTATCTCTAGGATTTCAACGATAATATCAAAAGTTTCGTTTTGCTTATCATTGTTTTTTTTCATTAATGAGGATATTTCATGAAGTATAGCCGTGTTCCTTTCAATACCCGCAAGAAGTTGAAGAGTTTGCTCTCGATATTCTTGCTCATCTTTTTCTTTTTTTATGCTAGCTTGCTCATTTCGTTCTTTTTCTAAAGCTCTTTGCTCATTAAATTCCCTAAGATAACTGGTATCAGGCAATGGATGGTTAAGTGCAGGCGGCTGAATATTAAGCTTTTGTATCCCTATGTCTCTTAATGAAAGATCTCCCCATTTTTTTTGACTACTCATTTAATCCCCTCCATCCTTATTATCGTTGAAAGAAAAGGACAAAGGAACAATTTGCAAAATTTGTCGAATGATTTATTATCCTATGTAATATATGTTTTAGGTGGCTCCATAATAATTTTACCGCACCGACCTGCCTCCCATTTTACACCACAGATTTTTTCAGATTCAACAAACGCTCAAAGTGGCAATCTTGGCATAATTGGCTGATCAATTCGTCTTTCATTTTACGTACAGTTTCCCTTGAAATGCCAAGGTGAAGACCTATCGCACGATAACTCATCCCCTCCATCATGCAATCATAAATAACTTTGTGCTGCTCTCCTTTGACCTTTTCTGCCCCCAACTCAACTGCATATACTCGTTCCTCATAGTACTTAAGACGTTTGAAAAGACGTTCCTCTCTCATATCCATTTGCCGCAATTCAGCCTGACTCTTCCCAGGACTTCCTTTTGGCATAGCAGCTTCTAATCCGTATTGAGCAACTCCCCAATTTTTCATTGGAATGGTCAAGCCATAAAGCACTTTTTGCAATCGATAAACCTCTTTCACTATCCAGTGATAGCTACATACTAGATTTTCAATGTCTTTTCGATTCACGGTTGTGTCCTCCTTTTTAAGCAAATAAAAAACGGACACCAAACCAACAGCATAAATACTGTAAGTTTAGTGTCCGCAGGCTTTCCATCTTGGACAAAATTAATTTAAAAATACCACTCGAAGTGTTGTCAACTCTATATTTTCAACATCAAAATGATCTATTAATTCTTCATCAATATTTATTCTATCTTCAGTGTCATATAACTCATCGATTGTTAATAGCATTTCAATATCCAAATAACCATTGATAACGCTATACTCTAGAGTTTCAAGTGAAAGTAACTTTTGATGAAAAAATTCATCCAGTATATCTATAGCTTTGCTTTCAGTTAATAAATCTCTGGTTTGAAAAAACAGATGAATTTTCGTTATTTTTTTTTCATTTACCCCAAGCATTTTACCAGAAGAAGGATCTAGGAAGTTAAAGTAATGTCTTCTTACTTCTTTAACCTCTGATATCAAGTTATCGGAAAAGCTCTCACTATAAATATTTCCCGCTTCTTTCATAAATACTTCAGGTTTAAACATATAAAATTCCTTGCCTGTATTAAAATTAAATTCATTTAACAACTCACTTCTTGGCCCAATTGTTTTTCCTTTAGATTTATACCACCAATCTTCTTTCTCATCATCCGTTATAAAGATAATATTTGTTTGTCTTTCTTTTGCAAAATCCATAATTTGTTTCCATAGAATGTAATCGCCATATTTCTCTAATATGATTTCGCCATTGTAAAATTTAGCTCCCTTTTTAGATGCATCCTTATATCCTGGTGGAATCTCTAGCTTATATCTTTGCTCTGCCTCTTTTGATAAGTCGTCAAGCCTCTTTTTTTCGTAAGGTTTTCCTACTTTATCTTCAAATATATCGGTTATTTCAGCTTTAATGTGATCATTTCTAAGCAACTTTGGATGGTCTTCCTTTTCCTGTTTTATCTCAGAAATTAAAGTATTAATTGATTCCTTAACCTGCTCTATTATTGAGTCAATACTTAAAGTTGCATGCTTTTTCCTATATGATGATAACTCAGTTTTTAGACTACTCTCTATATCGAGTGACTTTTTACTTAAAATCGATTCAATTTTCTCATAAGAAGTCTGCTGATCTAAAATTACATTCGTTCTATTTAAATGAAACTCTAAAGCTATTTGGTGAGGTAGCCAAAGACACTCTTGTGATTTTTTTAATAATGATAGCAGCTTTTTTGAAGTTTCCTTTGAGTATCTATAAAGGTTTAATAAAACATTAGCATCTAAAATGACTATTGAATTTATCCATATATCCGAATTCTTATTATCAAAATAAAATTCTTTGAATGTTGATTTCATTAAAATCCCTCAATTCCAAAATATTTCATCCCCCTCAAATTATAAAGGATTTTACAGAGTTTTACTAATTAATGTTTTTAACCTCATTTGTCTATTCCTAGTTAACTACCGATTTTTTAATATTTTCACACTATAAAAACATTTACCCTTCAACCCTTTTTATGATAGAGTTTTTAAATAAAGTGAAGGTGAGCAATAGTAGTGAAAGAAAAAATTAAACTTTTAAAGAATTTTTTGATTGAAAACATTGATATAATGGAACCAAGTGGAGGATCTGGTACACACCTTTCTTATCCTGAATTTGATTTAACTCCGAGAGACTTTTTAGAGTATGCTAAAATTGAATTACAACATTCAGTAAACAACCCAGGTTCACCAATTCATATTATTAATTGTGTATCTCATTTAAAAAGGGCAATTGATTGCCAACTTGATGTATTTCTTTCTCAAGTAAGCCTATATAGCTTGATTAAAGAACAGAATTTAAAGTTTGAAAAAAAATTAAATTTCTTAAAAGATGCAGGCATTATTGAAGCAAATTCTATAGCTAGATTAAACCAGATAAGAAATAAGCTCGAACATGAATATAAGATACCAGATATTGTTGAAATTGAAGTCTATTACGATTTAGCGTGCGCCTTTATAACAGTACTTGAAGCCACCACAACATTTTTTTTCTTTTATAATGAAATCGAAATCGAATCTAATAACCTTGAGAAATTCAAATTTCTAAGAATTAGTTATCATTTCGATACTGTTCCTTATATAACTTTTAAAGTTATTTATAACAATAGTACAGAAAATTTGTGTATTGAAGTTAAAGCTACTGAATTTGAAGTATTTCCATACTATCTTAGAGCCCTTTTGCAATTAGCAAAACTAGGATACACTAAAAATGAATTCATCATAAAAGAACTTCAATTATAATTTAGCTTAGAAGCTTTCATCTAATAAAAGAAGAAAGCTTCTTGTTGTTTATTTCACCTTAAACCCTATCTCATGATCAACCCTTGCAAAGCTTCCCTTTACAGTTTGAATAACAGTCTTACCGTGTTCAGGAGCATCTAAGACATGTGCTGTACCTTGATTTCCATCTAAAACAATGATCTGAACTTTTCCTGGGTCAATTCTCTGCTGAATAGTGAAGTCTTTTTTGATGTTTATTTCTCTTGGATTGTACACTCAAAGCGCCTCCTGTGTTATGATAGAAGTACCAGTTCATATCAAGACACTGAGGCTAAGCGCTTCGGTGTTTTTTATTTTTAGGCAGAAATCTCTTTTATCATGACTTCCACCCTCGGCTCTTCGCTATAAAACTTGCTAACTTTCAGATCCACAACCTGGCTATCGTCTTTGTATATCAGATGATTCAAAGCATCTTTCAGACCCTTTACATAGTTATCAACGTCAGGCTTTGTAATAGGCCGCAGAAGACCATTTTCAGCTTTTTCTTTCTTCTTTGATGAGTTTGAAACTGATTTTGGCATAGGTCTATACACTTTGACATCCAATGAGACAGGACCAGTAATAATTGTTTCTGGTCGATGCTGAGACGCAACCAATGCTACATACTGCTTAAAGTACTTTGATTTCGCTGGATCTCGCATATGCACCTTCCCATTTCGTATTGATCCACGCGGCCGCCCCTGTGCGACTGGCTCACCATAAACAGTGAACTTAATGTAATCCAACTGCTCTTACCTCCCGTCAAGCTGTTCCCATAGCTGAATTTCTTTTTCTATTCTCGGTGCGGAGAGCAAAATTGCCAGCAGAGACAAGACTGCTTTAAGCACTCAGCATCCGCTCCATTTGCTTTATTTTTTCCTCAAGTAAACGGATAGTTGGTGTAAGATCTTTACCTTCTGTAGAACTTAGAGGTCCGAATCTATAAAGTCCACCAGCTGCTTTTACATTCATTTTCTCCTTCATTCCCAATCACCTAACCTATGATTTAATTGCATTCGATCGCCTTTAATAATCACTATGTAATCACGGCACATCTGGTGAATTCGTGAACCAAGAGCCTCGTCTATATCTAAAATCTCATCGATTGTTAACTCCGAAGAAATCAGCAAAGGTTTATGATTTAAATACCGGTAGTTCAAGACTGACTGGATTTGTTCAACCTGCCAGTCGGTTGCCCTTGGTTGACCGTTTATTGGTTTAAATAAGTCATCAAGGAATAGAACTTCGACCTTTCTCATTGCATTGAGTTTTGCTTCTAAATTGTCAAAGTCAGCTTTCAAATCACCCACGCCCTCTACGTAAGGGAAATACATGCAGTGTACTGATTTTTTCTTGATCAGATTATTCATAATCGCCGTGAGCAAATGAGTTTTGCCGCTGCCAGGCTGTCCAAGTAATGCGATACTGTTTTGCCGTTCTCCTTTGATTTTTTGAAAATCTTTATAGTATTCCACTGCACATTCATAAGCATCTTTGATCATGTCTGGCTTACCGTCCGTGATGAAGTTACCAAAGAGAAGCTTTTCAAACTCTTCTGTAATGCCACTAGCTGACATGAGTCTGGCTATTTTCTTTCGTCTCACACACTCACATTGTTTTGAATATGTATCTTTCCATTCACAAGCTTTGTCCGGCGTGCAAACCTTCCCCAAAAGAAAATCATCTTCCGATACCATATCTTCTGGAACCATAAGATCTAACTGATTATCTAAATGCCAAGGAGTATCTTTATGGACCCGATAAACGACAATTCCACGATCCTTACAATAAGGACAATCAAATTCAGCCTTTTCTTCGGATGCGGCCTGTTTTGTTCCCAAAAAGCGGGCTGACTTTTCCCGAAGCTCCTGCATGATCGTTTGAAATGCGGTGTCTATACTGACTGCTTTGTTTATAGCCATATTGTTTCTCCTTTCTCTTTTGAGTGAATGGATTGGATAAAATGGCTTGAACGTATGACAAACTAGCTGATTTCCCCTTTAGCTGAAACGCTGTCTTGATAGCCTCCATCACTTTTTCTTCACCATAGTCATCGACCATGTAGCCGATCCGCTGTGCCTCAATCGGGCCGACTGACCGAGCAACTTTGTTTTCATATAGCTCAAAGGCATTTTTCATTTTGTCATCGACCTCCTGATGTTCAATCTCAGCTGGTTCCAAAGCTTTTTTCTTCATGTAATTTCCTATCTGTATGTAGTCTGCATAATGAAGTATGGTGACGATGAACCCTCTTTTTTGTGGAAGGCGGTCCAATTTGATATATCCCTGTTTCTCCATTCGGTCTAGTGAGTATTTAATCTGAGCAGCTGACCAATTAAAATCTTTTGCAAGTTCCACAACTTTGATAATGGTCTGCCCAAGTTCTAGCTCTTGATTTGGCCTGTATTCAGCTCTTTTGAACAAGTGATCATAAATTTTTTCATCTCTAAACTCTTTGAATGGTAGTCGGGGTATAATCACATACCCCATTGCTTTTATGTCCAAGTCACTCACCTACTTCCTTTTCACAGAGTGCAGCTATGTCACAGATGCCGACCTCAATCAAACGGAAGTTCATCGTCTTTTATATCTACAGGCTTACCGTCAAAAGGATCGACTTCTTGCGCGATTGTTTTTTCTGTTTTTTCTTTGTTTGAAGGCTCGGAATCGATAATTTCTGAACTATCCGCTTCATTGGTAATGTCAATCCGTTCCCTGATTTCATCTTCCTCAATAACGGCTTTTTGCATTTCAACAGAGAGAATCCCCCACTTGCTCAAAACTGCTTTTAATACAGTCTTAAGAGCCATCGCATCCCAGTCATTTTTCCATCCAAAATCAGACTTACTGAATTTCTTTTTGTGCTTTTCTACTTGTGCCTTTGTCCAGTACACTGTTTTTCTGAAACCATTTATCAACTCAAAATAAGCTGCATAACCAATTACCGCATCTGATTCTCGTTTTTCAAAATCAATCTCGACCTCCTCAGTCAGCGGATTCCACTTCTGCAATTCGCCTTCATGAATCGGTATGCAATTGATGGACTTATATTGGCCTGTTCGCAAGGCAAGCTGTATATATCCTTTGTATCCAAGCTGGAATTGAGCCTTTCCTCCATAAGGAACAATCCAGGCATACCCTAAGTTTTTATCTATAGGGAGGTCGAGTGTAGCTGCAACCATTGCAGATGAAATAACGCTCATAGGATCTGTTTTCTGTAACATTTGTTCGCTGTTATAAAGGCTTAAGATAGAGGCAGTAAACTGTGTAGCCCTCTTCCCTAACACTTCCTCGAATCGCTTAATAACGGATGGTGAGGAAAGTAAGCCTTTCATGGTTGCTCCTTGAGATTGCATAGGTGCGCTTTTTTGTTTCTTTTGGATGTTGTTCTTAATTGATTGATTAGTAGCCATAATCAGCTAACCTCCTTGATTCCAAAACGTCTGAAATGAGTTTCCTTTTTGACCTTTTCGTAAATATCCGGAAACTGCTCTTTCAGCTTTTTCGTGTCAACTCGATTTGAGACAACTGGCTTCCAACAAGCTTGATAGTTTCCAATAAACCCATACTCTGCATCCTTCATTTCATGTTTGATCTGATTTTCTAATTCTTTTGCCTGACTTTGAAGCTCTGAGATCTGTTCTTTAAGAAGCAAGTATTGTTGAATACGTTCTCGATTAGCCCCAGTTAAATCAATAGCTTTGTTATTTTCCGATTCGGCATATCGTTTTTTGAGGTATTCCTCCGCAGCACTTGAACCATCTAAAGTTGGAGCTCGTCCGCCTAAGACCCTGTCATTCCAGAACTCAATCTCTGCCTCAAAGATCATGTCAATTAACTCGTCGTCTCTCTCAATCTCTTTCCAGACAAATTTATTCCCGCCGATCAGCACAGCAAAGTAAGCTTTCTGATATTCAGGTCCAAGTACACCAAGATAATGCTGAACCTGAACGATATAGCTCTCGGGGATTTCTAAGTCTTCCCATTCCTTTAAGTTGTAGGCTGATGTTGTTTTACATTCAAGAATCGCTTTTTCACCAACAATCATCCGATCTACATTAGCCAAAATGAAATCATGTTCCGGATGTCTGAGTATTGCTTTTTTACGTCTAACCTTCTTGCCACTACGTATCTCAAATTCTTTTGCAACAATGTCTTCAAGCAATGATCCAAAGTAAGCAGCTTCACTTTGCGATTCACTTACAGAGACCTGTCCTGTCTTGTCTAACCATAATTCGAAAGGTGTCTTCCACTTGTTCAGCCCCAAGATAATGGATGCATCTGAGCCGCCAATTCCTTTTCTCCTTTCAATAAGCCATTCATCGCGGCTCATTTCAGAAGTCTTAGCAAGAACCTCAGCCCTTTTGCTTGTCATACCACTAACCCCCATTGTTTTTATTGAGGCTATATGATAAAATATTTGCACATGAGTTTTTTAGATAGCCTTTAAAGAAGTCCACTTTGTCCGAGTGGGCTTTTTTATTGCGCATTTTTAAATTCAAATCCAAGTTGCTCCTTAAGATATCTTTCCAAGTTCTCTCTCAGAATGATTTCGTCACCATCTATTACATAATCATCAACTGGTGTTACTTCATCACCGTAAAAATCTATTTGCATATCTGTTTCAGTCAGCTTATCGTGCCAGTTGTTTATAACCATTGGATTTTCGACCATTCATATTCTCCTTTCTGAATTTGTCTGCACGTCTATCCCATAACAGATGGAATTCATTATTGTTACGAATCATCGCACACCATTTACGAATTTCCAGAGCAGTTGCCGGCTTATGAACAAAATGAACCATCATCCTATACACCTGCTCACTACTGTTAAGTTGATGCCTCGCTGTTGCATTTTCAATGCTGTTTCATAAAGCTGTCCTTTGTTTGCCAGTCGGCTGATATCCTCAGTAAGAACCTTGATACTTCCAGCAAGACTAATAGCTTCTTCATAATCACCATCACGCAGTGCCTCTGACAGCATGATTGATAGCTCTTCTGCTGATTCAATTTTTCTTTTTGCAATAGGAACATCTGATTTCAAGAAATGGTTAGTATTCATATTGAAACCGCCTGCCTTCCTTCTTGTTTTGCCATAGCAACTTGATCAACTAGAGCTTTCCTCGTCCATCTATCGGCTAGCTCCTGCATTTTCAAACCGTGGGTACGAACAAGTGAATAAATCAATGTTTTATTAGCCGCAATCAAATCAAAAATCTGTTTAATATCAGCCATCGGCAGCTCCTCTGTTTTACCTGGTCGATTATCTGTAAGCCAACGGGCTAAATGTTTGGTAGCTTGTAATGCTTCCTCCAATTGGTGAACCATATTAATCACCGCATTACTTGCACATTCATTAAGTGCCGGATCAATCGGAGCAGCCGCTGTTGGATGGAGTTTAAATAAGTAATGTACAAGATCGATATGTTCATAGGCATCGCATTTCTCAAACCATTTAATACATAATTCTGGAGTGAGTTTGGCAAGTCCATTTTCAACATCTGAAACATACCGTTGATCCTTATCTCCGATTAACTTGCCGATTTGGTATTGGGAAAGACCTGCAGCCTTTCGGGCACTACGCATAATCTGCGGTAAATTCCGCATGTTGTATGGGTTGTTCTCCATATGTTTGCCTCCTGATATATTGGAATTTCAGTTTTAAAATTAAAGTTAATAGACAATGCTGTTTATACATGACTTAGGCTGATTCCTTTTTATTTTGTTGCGCAAGCTTCTCTTGGTGCTCATTCATACGCTGAACAAGTATACCTCTGAGGTATTTGTAAGCTTTGGCCTCTGCCTGTTCAAACAGTGGTCCTTTTTTCAAGATGACTTTCATAATTAAGCCCCCTTATCTGTACTTGTCTCATATCAAGGACACATTTTGTGTCTACTTTGAACAAAAAAAATTTCATCTACAGTTGTTCCATAATAGTCTGCAATCTTTTTGGCCAGACTTAAGGAGGGAGTTCTATCCCCTCTTTCAATTGCCCCTAGCATCTGTGGAGTTATGTTTAAGTCATTAGCAACAACTGTTCTTGACGTGTTTCCACGTAAGGAAAACAAAACTTCCCTTTCCACTTATAACACCCCCTTAGAAACGTTTTGTTTCCTTCCACAATTTATAATATACAGGAAACAAAACGTGTCCGTCAAGTGTTTTTAGAAACTTTTTGTTTCCAAATGTAGAAACGCTTAGTTTCCAAGTTATAATTAATAACAAGGAGTGAGTGTATATGTTAGGTAAAAGGATAGCAGCTTTAAGAAAAGAAAAAGGTCTAAGCCAATATGAACTCGCAGACAGATTAGGCTTTTCAAGAGGAAAACTTGCTAATTATGAACAAGGCACTCGCGAACCTGATTACGAAACATTAATCAAAATAGCCGACTTTTTTGATGTATCTACAGACTACCTTTTAAGAGGAAAAGATAAATCATCCAATATAATCACTGACGATGCAAAAAAAGTGTTAAACGATCCTGAAACGTTCCTTGCAGCAAAAGACGGTGAAGTAACAGATGAGATCTTACAGGCTGCTTTAGAGATTATAACGGAGCAATTAAAGGAAAGACGGAAATCAGATAAATAA